ACGCTGTTGCCTGCACGTTGACGATAGCGACGTAGACTTTGGTTGATACACATATCATAGTGTCCGGGATCAAGTTCAACATCAACCATATCTCCGCCTAGGCGAAAATAGATATAATCTCTGATGTCATTTTTGAGTGTGGTAACGTCTACAGCCATAGTGATTCCTTGTGCGATATATTATTTATCGCTATTTGACTGCTTTAAGAATCACAGTTTGGTCGTTAAACCTCCCGTTCATTTTAGTTTCAACAGACTTTATATTTTCTAAGTAGGTGCGTAGTGTTACTTTGCCTGCTTTTATAAACTCTCGAAGTTGCTCTTCTGGTTTACGCAGTGTCTTTGCAACACTCTTATGCTCATCAAAATATTGCAGTGTTGTTCCCTTGACTGCTAGTGTTTGATGTTCTTCTGCAACATACTTGCCAATCTTGCGTGTTTTTGTATTGAACACCCAAACTTCAGTGGCACCAATGATGTCAACAGGATTGATACTTGCAACCTTGTACTTTTCATCTGACACACAATACTTCATCTTTGCAACCAACTTGTCAGCACTTTTAGGCTTTGGTGTGCGTGTTTTGCGAGTTGCTTTGCTTTCTGCTGTGATTAAATCACAAGCACCAATGATACTGCTAAAAAGTTCTACGCCTTTCTTGATATCTGCTTTGCTTAGATGTGCATATCCTTCACGTAAATCATTATCCTGTTCGCGAGTAGGTTTCTGCAGCATGGTGTATTCTGCAAGAGAACCTTCGTAGTATGCACGAATGTGTCTTGCATGGGCCTGGTTTACACTTTTGCCACGGAAGAACTTTACAGCATCCCACTTTTTAAACTTGGTTGGATTGTTAATAAATTCATCAACCACTTCTTCAATCTGTGCAATAATCTCGCCACTTGCTTCTCTAATACGTTCTTGGATACTAGGAACATACACATTCTTTACTTTTTTTTCTTCAACTTTTGCTTCTTCTACAATTGCTGCTCCGCGTTGATTGAGTCCTTCAAACCATCCTTGCATCCAAGCCACGCTGTCATCAGGAGCAGTCATGCCATTAGACGTCCAATGACAAAAGGCTGCTACATGACTTTTGGCAAAAGTGTAGTCTTTGTTTTTGAGAATATTCCGTATAGTTTCTTTGTCAAAATTTTTCTTCACATATGCTTTTACAATACTCACATACTCTTTATTTTCTACTTCAAAATGGAAATAGTTTCTACACTGCTTGTAGTCATCCATAGGAGCACCTTTTGCTCCGCTGAGTTTTCTACGAACTACAGGTGCTTTTTTACGAGGTAATTTTTGTCCTTTAAGAACTTTTGCCATTGGCATACTCCTCTTCCATTTTACGTTCAAACATAGTTATCTCATTTTGCTTTCTAAGAATAACTTTGTCTAACATCCTTACAATGGTGTCTCTGTCTTGACTGGTATCAACAGCATACCTTACCACTCTAAGTGTTTCTAGATCCTGCAATAGATCATTCATTATGCAATCCTTCCGTTAGCATAATATTCGCTGGCCATATAACGCCCTTGACGAAGCCTGCTTTTCAAATGCTTGATTACTTTATCATTAGGATTTGGTTGAGCAACTTCTTCCGATAACAGTGTTGGATAAACACGCAACATACGTCTAATGCTTTCAATCTGCTTATCTGCAGGCATGCTTTTAATCAACTCTCTGTATTTTTTGTTACTAATTGGCTTGCTCATCTGTCTCTCCTTAAAAGTATCTTACTATTAAGATAACACAGATAGCATGTGTGTCAACCTCTTTTTAGACTTATTTTATAACTTCCTGGGTTATGAGGTGCATTTGTCCATGTTTGAATGTGTGGATTTTGCGCACACCATGTTTGGAATTCACGCATTATAGCACCCTGTCCTGTGATTACTACAACACTTTTTTGCTTCATATAATATGCATCGCTGATGCGAGTATTAAACATATTCCAAGCACTGTGCAGTGTGTATCCATGTAAATCTATTACCATTGCTTTGCCTTTTCTGGTTGACGACACACATAAACATGTTATTGTATATATACTGTATTCTAGCATAGGAGAAGTTATGCTAAAGTTCAAAGATTTAGTTTTTAAGGAAGATCCAGATATTCCTTTAACAAGTGCAAGAGTAGATTACGAACTTTATACACTGAGTGTGGTAAAGGAAAGACTAAACAAAGGTACCTACGAAATTGCAATACTTAGAGACGGTGTCTTTGTGCGGTTGCCTGGAATAAACACCGGTGCCGGCGATACGGTTTTGCGATATCTCACTGAAGAAAATGTGACTGGCGTAATGGTAAAGTTGGCTAGTATTACACTGAATCCAGGAATTTTAGTAGACTCACCGTTTGGGTCTGCTATGGCATATCACGACTAATACACAAACTCCGTAGGTATTTAGGAAACCATAAATACACTACTATAGGAGTTTGTATATGCCCCGTATTTCTATGTGGCAAAATGGTGCCCATACCAACGATTTTAAGTTCTTTGATAAACGTATCAGTGAAATGTTTACAGTTGGTGGTACTGGTATCAATGTACACAAATATGTGGGCCTTATTGACCAAGGACCCAGTGACGATGCATCACAACCACGTGTAACTGCAGATGATCCTCTGGCCATACAAGATTTTTTGTTTTTAGAAAACAGAGACCGCAAGTATGATTCAGATGTTTATAACCTGCGTGGCATATACAATGTTGCAGATACAGACTTTGATCTAAGCCAATTTGGATTGTTCTTAAGCAACGACACTGTGTTTATTACATTCCATCTCAATGAAATGGTTGAAGCATTAGGTCGCAAACTCATGTCTGGCGACGTGCTAGAACTTCCACACTTGAAAGATTATCACAGTTTAGATACCAGCATAGATCTTGCACTATCTCGTTACTATGTGGTGCAAGAAGGCACTCGCCCAAGTGAAGGATACAGTCCTACTTGGTGGCCACATCTATGGCGTGTGAAATGTACACCACTAGTAGATTCACAAGAGTACAAAGACATACTTGACAAGATTCAGGTTGATCCTAGCACTGGCGAAGAAACAACAAGCACACTGCGTGACTTGTTAAGCACTTATCAAAACGAACTTGAGATAACCAACAAGGTTGTTGAACAAGCAGAAAATGAAGTGCCAGAAAGTGGATACGATGTAAGCAAATTCTACGTTGCTCCTGTAGACGAAACAGGCAATCCACTAGAGCCTGCAGGACATAGAGCAGATGTAACTGGACTTAGCACAGACAGCGAACAACAAGATGCTAGTAACACACGCATTACACCACAGAATGCTAATGCTTACAGTGGCTATCTAGTAGGCGACGGGCTTGCACCAAACGGACATCCTGTTACAATGGGCACCAGTTTCCCTTCGGATGCAGTAGAAGGATCATATGTATTAAGAGTAGATTTTTTACCTAACAGACTGTTTAGACTTACAGGTAGTAGATGGCAAAAAGTTGAAGATGATGTACGTCGCAATCCAACACCAGGTGCAGCAGGACAAAAGAGTCTTAAGAGTGGATTTATCAACAACACAGATACAACTACGCAGGATGACAACACTGTTATTTCACAGCGTCAAGCACTCAGCAAAGCACTTGAAATACAGGAGGACAATGACTAATGCCACAAATGTTCTTTTATGACGAACAGGTAAGACGTTTCCTGCTGCAGTTTATTCGTGCATTTAGCAACTTCCAAGTTGAATATGGCAAGGATCGCGATGGTAATACTACACTGGTTACAGTTCCTGTTCGTTACGGTGATGCTACAAGACAGGTGAGTAGTATACTGCGCAACAACAGTGAAAATGCTGTTATCCCTACACCAATGATGAGTGCATATGTTACAGCAATGGAATATTCAAGAGAACGTGTGCAAGAACCTTATTGGGTAGACAAAAAACACATTCGCATGCGTAAATATGATCAGGACACTGGGCAGTACACAACATCACAAGGCAATGCTTTTACAGTAGAACGATTGATGCCTGTGCCATATGATCTAAGCATGAATTTGGACATCTGGACATCGAACACCACACAAAAATTACAGTTGTTAGAGCAAATACTTGTGTTGTTTAATCCTAGTTTGGAAATACAATCAACAGACAACTATCTAGATTGGGGCAGTCTCAGTTACATTCAGTTAGAAAACACAACTTGGAGTAATCGTACTGTGCCTGTTGGCGTTGATGAAACCATAGACATTGCTACACTAAGTTTCAAAATGCCAATATGGCTAAGTGCACCAAGCAAAGTTAAAAAACTAGGTGTTGTAACTAAAATTGTTGCCAGCATATATGATGATAACGGTGGTATAGCAGACGGAGTGATAGACGGACAGATACTAATGGGAGAACGTATGAAGTTTACTCCTATGAACTTTGGTATACTGATGTTGGGCAACACCATACAAATATTAGATAGAAACGAAACAGTTACAAACAAAGTAAATGGTAGCATACTAAACGATCCACCAGAAAAAATTGGCACAGATGATATAACATGGAAGGCACTTGTAAATCAATACGGAGAACTGCAAGCAGGTGTTAGCCAGGTTCGGTTAGAAACACCAGTAGGAGAAGTGGTTGGCACAGTTGCTTTTCATCCAACCAATGATTATCAATTGTTGTTTACTGTAGACACCGACACAATACCCACAAATGATCTAGATCCTGTTGACAAGGTAATAAACCCACTTAAGGTTGCACCTGGTGCAGGACTACCTGCAAATGCAACAGGACAAAGATATATCATACTAAACAGCATTGGCGATACAGACAACGCCGATGGTCCAGATGCTTGGAAAGATGATGTGGGCAATGATTTTTATGCAAGTGCAAACGACATCATAGAATATGATGGTGTGCGTTGGAACGTGGTATTTGACAGTAGTACCGAAACGGGTGTACACTATGTAACTAATACCACATCAGGAATTCAATATAGATGGACTGGCTCAACTTGGGTCAAGTCTTGGGAAGGCGAATATCAAGCAGGCGAATGGAGCATCGTAATCTAAACCGCAGTGTTGGCACACTGTTTTACGCTATAGAAACACAACGCTATATGTTTTTATTAAGAAGTGCTCGTAATCACGACAGCACTTGGGGGTTCTGTAGCGGAAAAGTTGAAGTAGGCGAAAGTGATATACAAGCACTAGAACGTGAAATTATTGAGGAACTTGGTTTTCAACCCAATGTTACCAAACACATTCCTGTTGAAACATTTACAAACAGTCGCAAAGGATTTACTTTTCAGACCTATGTGAGCATTGTTGGGCAAGAATTTGTGCCTAACCTAAACAAAGAAAACAAGGGTTATGCTTGGACTGTGATAGAAAATTATCCCAAACCACTTCATCCAGGTGTATACAATACACTAAACGCTGATGAAATTATGGCTAAATTTAAAACTGTTCAGTCTATCTGGCAATAGCACCTAGTTGTGCTTCACTGATGTAGTGACTATAATCTATTTGTCTAAAGTTTTTACACCAATCTAATTCGTCTGGGTATCTACTGTTGTTAATAGTAGACACACGCACAAATTCTGTATCAGGATACATGTTGATTAATCTTACTAAAGCGTCAGTAAATTTATTGTTCTGACCTTCAATTTCTTTTATGTTTGTGTATAATTGGTGTTGATCAAAATAAACATTTTCATTGCCTTGGTTATACCAATCAAATCCTAAAAGATATAAAGTCTTGTGTCTGTCTGCTGCAGCAACATGGGCCGCTAGTACGCCTGTTGGAGCATTATAATAATGTGGATACAGATGGAAAACACCAGGGTTAGCAAGGATATGTCTAGCGTTACTATAAACAATGTTGTCTTCGCAATAGCCACTGGCTGCTATTTCTGCACAAAGTTGTTTTTGAAATACAAGTAAAAAAGTTGGACTAAAATCTTTGTAAAGAAGATTGCATCCATAACTTTGCCCTACACTGCGCACTCCACCTTCACCGCCAACTTGACCAGTTAGTAGAGTTAAATCAAAATTTTTCCTGCTAGGACCATTGCCAATGATGTGTGCTGTAAGATTGTCGGGTTCGTTGAGTATGCTTTTTGCAATCCAAATACGGTTTTCTTCTTTGTTTGCATCACGCCAACTAGTAGATTGTACAACAATCTCACCTTCATAATCAGCCGTGTAATAGTGTTGCATTATATAACACC